TTTTAAAGTCTCGTCAACATAAACACTGATATCACTATCGTCAAAAAACTCAAAAGGAATAGCAAACGATTGCTGCGTTACGTTTTGCGCTACCGTGTAGCTAATCCTTGAAGAGTTGTCTGAAATATCAATTGTCATGTTTGCTCACCTTGTTTTCCTCTTTATTGCACACAGCGTTTTGTTTGACCAACGCACAAAATAACTAGGACAGATTAAGGTCTATTGGGCAAACCACTAGCAAGGTCTTTTGCCGTGTCCTTAATTCCATCTCCAATTGCAAGTGAGTCAATTAGTGGTGTCATCTTAATTAAACCCTTAGCGCCGTCCTGAACATCACCATCTAGCATCTGTTTAATAGAGCTTAACACTTCATAGCTCCAGTCAGCAGGCGCACCACCTAAAGACACAATGGCTCCAAGCCTATCTACTCCAGCATCATACTTGGGTTGAATTGGAAAGTTGCTTTCAACACCCATCTCATTTGCCATAGCAATAGCGCGATAAGTCATGTCGCTGTAGATTGCGGCAAGGCCAGAGAAATCAAAAGACCTCATAATCTTGTCTTCTGTATCCATATCGTCCCAAGCCCAGTTTGGTGTTCTGCTTCTTACGATTGCATATCCAAGACCAAGAGCAACAGCCGTATGAGCGGCTTTGTTTCTAACAGAGCCAGAAGCATAGTTGCCTGTAATCTTACTTAATGCACCCATTGTGTAGCTGTAAAAGGTAAACGGAAGAGCAAGCAGACCGCTTTCAACCCTACGATAACCTTGGACGCGCGGATCTACAGGTAAATCAAACGGCAGGTACTGAGCAACGCTATCAGGAACATAAGCTACACCACTCATAGCAAGCGGCTTATCAGCGGGAGTACCCATAATAACCCTGTTTATAACTCCAGAAGACAAAGCATCTCTAAATGCGTTTACAGCAATTTCGTCTGTCCACGCCTCAGTGTTTGGAAGAAGCAACTCACCATTACTCTTCTGATAAGGTGAGTCTGAAATCCTTTTAGCAAGGTCTTTTGTAATGTTGTACCTTGCAAGAAACTCTTTCTCAAATTTGCTTGCAGTACCATCAATCAAACGATTTGAAGCCTCGATGATTGTATGGCCTCGAAGCAATCCATCAAGAGACTTGATAGCAACTGTAACTGGAGCAAGGCCGTTCATAATATAAAAGGCGTTGTTCAGTTTATCAGGCAGTGTTTTGCTAAACGCATCGTTAGTTAAGCTCTCAAGATATTTAAGGTGAGTAGTACCTCGAACAATCTCTAAAGCCTCACCAGCTAACTGAAGCTCTCTTGTAGACATCTTTAACGAAATGTCATCCATCATTCCAAGAAAGGATCTACCGATTACGTTAAGCTCATGATCCATGAATATTGAAGCCGCGTCTCCCATTGCAGCAACGCCAGAGCTGCCAAGAAACGTCCAGCTTGTAGCTGTTCTTAAAGCATCAGCAAACTTTGTATCAATAGCATCTGTACGCTTGAGCGTAGATCCAACAACTAAGTCATAGGATGCAACAAAGTTCTTAATATACTCATCAATCTTTCTTTCACTTACCCCTTCAGCAGCAAGCCTTTCGCGGTAGTAACTAATTCTGCTTTCAAGAGACATAAGTTTTCCGGTCTCTGGATTGCGGAACTTAGAATGATACTCAATCTTTGGAGCTACTCTGCTTGTATAAGCAATCATTACCTCTTTGATGTCGGTAACAATAAAGTCCTTTATGAGCTTGTTTGGTATGTTAAGGCGCTTAGAAATAAGAGGACCGCTTCTGCCTATACCTGTAAAGATTGCATCAATTGCGTCTTCGTCAGTCTCTCCAAGAATGTTTTCTATAGTTCTATCTGCTCGAGCAATGAGAGAATCCTCATCAGTATTTAGCTTCTGCACCTTAAACAAACCATCATCACCCTTAACAATTTGCTCAGGGTTTTCTCTAAACCAATCAACTAAGATCTTACGGAAAGCATCTCGTTCCTTAGTAATCTTTCTTCGATTGTATATACGAGTAAGGTAGCTGTTCTGACTTGCTGTTGCAGGCGCTCTGTCTAGCATTTCTTTAGCGTTTGCAACTTTAGCTCTTGCTTCTGTTAAAGCGCCAGCAAGGTCTTTTAAAGCAAATTGCATATCTGGAGTAAGGTCCAGCTTGTTATACAAATTAGCTAGATCATCTACATTCTTCGCTGAATCAATAGCTGAGAAATAAGCCTCAAACTTATCTCTAACTTCTATATGACCCGCAACTTCTCTTTCTAAATCTTTTTGAAACTTTAGCTGTTTGTTTGTTAGGCCCCGCGTTGTTGCAGTCTTGTTCAAAGAAGACAGCTTGCCATTAAGCTCTTCAATCTTCCTAATGCTTTCTCTTAACTGTGGGGTCATCCAACGTCTGTTTTGCTCAATAATGTTTTCAGTTAAACTCTCAAGCCGAGACAGGTTGCCAGTTGCTTTATCAAAGGTTGTATCAAAGACATCCCTTGCATTGATAAGGCCAAGCTCCTCAAGCTCTTTTCCGTACTTGTCAAAGAAACTTCTAGCAGCCTGCACAGATGCAGCCTCTGGCGGCGTCATCTTTTCAAATGGAACTTCATCAATCATTAGTCGGCCAATGTGATTGTACCATTCATCAGGGGCAAAGCTACTTGCACCTATCTTACGGCGAACCTTTTCTACATACTCGCCTACAGGCACGTTAAGAAACTGAGCGTTACCTCTAGGACTTACTTCCCTGTAGTTAGTATTAATAACATCAAGGGCTTTAAACCAGTCGCCCTGACGCCGTGCCGCCTTAACAGCAACAGAAGAGCCAACGCTTCTATTCATTTGGTTCATAGCCAAAGGCATACCATTGTCGCCCATAACGCCAAGTATATCTAGCTTGGCAAAATCAGGCAGCTCTTTATCTCTAAGCGTTGTTCGAAGAATGGACGGAATAGCCCTCATAAACCAAGAGTCGTTGAACCATTTTCCAGCAAGCGACAAGCCTTCATCTGTTTGAGGGGGCGTACTCGAAACACTTTTTAAGTATTCTTTATAGGCATTGTTAAATGTAGCAGTTCGCGTAGCAGCGTTCTTAGGTCTAGGTAGAGCGCTTCCAATTCCATAACCAAGCATACTGCCAATAGCAGTGGACGCTGAAGTGTATAACGCTGCATTTGCTATCTCTTCTACAGGGTCTTTACCCTCACTAATCTGAGTCATAGCTTCAGTTAGGGAAACGCTTCCATCAACAACAGCAGCATCTAATGCGCCAAGCTTAGCTAAAGTCTTTGCGTTATATACAGTTTGAGCATTGTAAATCCCATCATCAAAGGAACCTTTCTTGCCAACTCTAAGCGCAGAACCGTCACTTAATCTTATAAACTCTTCAGCATTAGTATCGTATTTTACTTTAGACTTAGCAACGCGAGGTCCATCTAAACTAGTCTTTGCGCCTTGGCTTGCCCTGTAGATAACATCATCAATACTTGCACCACCTCGCAATACTTCTCTTGCCTTTAGCGCTTGGTTCAATGCAGAAGATGAAGAAAGAGAGTTTACTAATGAGGCTGACCTTCCAGTAATAGCTATGCCAAAATAAGGTATAGCAACAGATGCAAGCAAAGAAGGGTCAGTAACAAACAGAGCAGCACCAGATGACTGAGCTAATACTTCTCTATTTTCTCCGCGTTTATCTATATAGGACAATGCAGCCTGCAAGTTTTCTTGAGAGCCTATCCCATAAGTTCTTAGATAGCTTGCGTCTGTTCCCTCAAAGCCAAACTCTTTAATCAGGTCTTCTACATTCTGAATTGAGTCTGGATCATAGGTAGCCTGATTGCCGCCATAGAAAGAAAGTCCCTCAGATATTGGACTAAAGATATTAGAATACTGAGCGCCAAGAGTTTGACCAAGACTTACACTAACGTCTGCTGGTGGCCTTGGTCCAGTTGGATACTCTTTGGGTGAAGGTACTTTTAGCTCTGCCAATTACTCAGCCCCCTCATACTCTTTTCTTTTCTGCCTAAAGATTTCTAAAGCCTCTTCTCTACCAAGAACTCTATCAATCTTTCTAGCATAGTCTGCATTGCCATTAATAAGCAGGTCTTCATCGAAGTGTTCAAGAGTAGCGAAGTGAGCAATCTGAGCTGTCATCGCATCCTTTAGTCCAGCCCCAGACTTGTTAAGTACATTTAATGCGTTTATTGACTGCAATCTTAAACCTGCTTTTCTACTTGTGTTGTAATCTTTCTCAAGAACCCAAGGCTGCCCATTGATTTCAATAGGCTGGAACGCACCCATGTCATCCTCATACCCAACCATATATCTGGCCTCGCCCACATTAAACGATTCCATTATAGGTTTATAAGCAAGCTCCATCCGAAAGGTTCTTTTACTTCTTCTTTCTCGAAGCATGTCACTAGCACGTTCTCTATTACTTAGCTCGGACCCAGCGCCTAGTTGCTCCATTACAGCCCTTACACCAGTTCCAAACTCAGCGCCAAATAGAAGACCCATCTGAGCTACAGTAGTATCCAATACTGTACCGCCAGTTAGCAGATGATTATAAATTCCTGATTGGTCCATTGCATCAGCAAGTGCTTCTCTGTTTCTAATAATCTCCTCTGTACCAAAGTACTGACGGCGACCATAAAAGTGTTTATCTTCTATGTTTGGCGCAAATACATTGTCGTCCTTAGTCATGCCTTTTGTATATGAATTGATTACCGTATTGACAGTATCCTCTGTTATCGTTTCGCCATATGCCTTGCGCACTCTAAGAATAGCTAAAAGCTCTTGCTTAAACTTTGGACTCATAGGGCGACCATTAAACGCTTTATTAAGATTCGCGCTCTTGGGTAGCTCTAGGTCTGCTTTAATGTCAGCGTCTATGTTGCCATCATAGTTTCTTAACATCGTAGCCACAGCAAGAGGCTCTACTCTTTGCCTATTGGCAACATATGATATTGCTTTGTACTTTGCGTATGCTTCTTCAGAGAGTGCTTCACGCATCATGTCTATAGGCACGTCCCCCCCACCACTAATTGACAGAGAAGTCCCTGAGTACTGATCGAATACTTGAAGGGCTGACCGCAATTCCTTTTCATCGAAAGTCCCTAGTGCAGCCACCATTGCATCAGCAACCTTTGGAAGCACAACGCCTGCATTAAGGGAATCTACAATTACACGATTGCTCATCATCTCAGAAGCAAAAACAGGAAGGTTTCCAATAGTTTGTTCTTGATAAAATGCTCGGTCTTCATCTGTTGCTTGGCTTAAATTGGTTTTAATTCCAAACACTCTAGCTTCATTATTTAATCTTTTAGTGACGTTCTTAGCAGCAGTAATCCTCGCATCAACAAATCCCCTAGTAAGCGCTGGAAATTTGTCGTTAGATACCTTTAACGTATCGTACATCTTCTTGGCATTCGGAGAAAACAATTCAAAGTTAGCACTAGCTGGATCGTTCAGTGCATCAGAAACAACCTGAAGCTCGGCTACACTCAGTTGTATATCCTTTGAGTTGCTCCTTAATACCTGTGTGTACGCTTCATCCAACAAGTTAAGCAGAGTAGACTTCTTAACTTGGTCTAAGCTAGACTTTCTTATGATCGTTGCCTGACTTCTGTATTCAGAATTAACATTCATAGCTTTTGCAAGAGAGCCTATAGATCTTCTAAGCCTGTTCTCTTCATCGCTTTTGGCTCGATCCTCAATTCTTTTGAGGGATGTCTGACGATCATCGAGCACCTTAGCAAGTCCAGACCTTTCTTCAGAAGACATTAGCTTTAATTCAGAAACAATGGATTGCCCACGTTCTCCACCAATCAAGTCTTTAATTGCATTGTAATCAACGCCACCGTCACTTCGCAATGCGTTAGTTATTACGTCTATATCTGCTGCTGTTTTGCCTGCAATATCTAAGTTTTGAGTAATCCAAGTAGCAGTAAGCTCATCAATTACTGAAGCCTGAACAGTAGGGTCAACGTCTTTTGCAAGGGCTATAACACCGTCTAAAGTTTGAAGAGGACTTACCATTGGCGTTAGGTCAGAAATAGCTGAGTCAGCTACAGTCTCTTCATAGCTGGCAACTGATTCATCATAAGACTTAATGGCAGAAATTATACTTGGAATAGAGGCGTCTGTTTTAGCAGCAAGGACGTAAGCGTTTAAATCATCCTCTCCTATCTCCCTTGAAAGCTCCATTAAAACAGTAGGGTTTCTTATCCCAACCATTAATTTAGCTTTTTGTGGGTCAGAAAGACCAGTATAAATATCAATCAGCCTATTACTGCCAAGCATAGAGTTAAGGCCGTATGTTCTTTCTAAGGCAGCATTATACTGAGTAGGGGTAATTGCATCGGCCTCAAGAAGCCCTTCATATCCTATATATTGATCCTGCATAAGTTTACGGATTTTCTCAGGGTCATCACCAGCTGCTATTTGTTGCTTAATAAAGCGTTCATTTTCAGATAAACGAACCTTCTCTGAGGTTATAAGCGCTTTCCTTGCAGCTTCAGCTTCTTTTTTAGCTAGAGTTGTATAGGTGCTTTGCACATACTCTTGCCCGTACTCAGTTATATAACGGCTATAGGGTGTAGCATCACCATCAGCATTATACATACTGTCGATATAGCTAGACATATTGTCTCTGTAGTTAGCAGCGCTACCAGAAGAGGATGCAAGCTCAGTACCTTTGCGTTGAATTTCTTTTTGAACAGAGCTTTCAAAGCGAGACTTAATCATGTTCTGATATGCAGTCGCAGCAATTTCTCCATACCCAACAGGCGGTGTGTATCTTACTGGCTGGTTAGTTTCTGGGTCTATTGAAACAATAGCTTCAGAGCTGAGTGACGCAGCAGCTTCAGTACCTATCTTTTCTGCCCTGATGCCAGCTTTCCTAAACGCTTCGTTAGCTCTTTCTGTTGCAAAGTTTGCAATTGCTTGACCAACCAATTCGCCACCAGCATTCGCTCTAACAACACCAATCGGCTGAACAAACGACTGTCTCTGTAATCTTCTTACAACCATTTAATTCTAGCCCCCTTATGGCTTTGTTTTTTTGTAATCTTCTATTCCAGACGCAAGAGTGCCAAGAGCATCTACCGTGCTAGCAGCACGTTTATTGCGGCCAGATCGAATCTCTGCAAATGCAGATGCGTCTGACTGCAACTGTCTAAACAAAGACATTCTTGCAATTGCTTTTACGTCATCGCCCAACACATCTTCATCTCTCTTCAAAATTCTATCTACTGTTAAGCCGCTTAGCTCTCTACCTGTAGCGTTTAAGGCACCAATATTTATGTCTTGAAGCATTTTAGTTTCTCGTTGACGTTCAAGCGCAGCGTTCTTAGCTTCAACATCTTGAAGTTTTTTATCGACTTCTTTGGTCCTGAAGCTAGTTAGCAACGATTCTTCATAAGCCGCTTGTCCCGCTGCCATCTGTGAGGCCGCAGATATAACGCTGAAAACAAGACCTATAGACATTACAATACAAGCTCCGCTATTAGCCCATTGACCTGTAGCGGTAGTGGGTCTTCCTGTTCAATAGTTACCTGTGGGTCTCTGCTATGGCCTAGTACCCGTATCTCTTTCTTGCCAGTAATCGCATTGTCTGGAGAGAAGGATCTGTTGTTTATTTTAAACGATCTAGCACCCTTTATGTCTAGGATTACGTTGCTAATCCCACGGACATCTCCAGTCACAGGCCCATTACCTGACGTTACGTCAATTGGATTGCTTACTATCTTGGCTGTAAAGGCTTTGCCTACATACGCATGGGTAAATGCCGACTCACTGTAGAGGAAAAGATCAACCTCTTCGCCTCCTGTTACAGTAAGCTCTCCGAGATAGGACTGCTTTCCATCCTTAATCCCTATAACGTCAACAACGTCTCCACTATTATACAGATCGCTTACGTCTACTATGTTTGTCGAGACAGCTTTGTATAGATACAGGTCTAAGCCAACATCTTCAGAGAACTCACATAAGTGCAGATTGCCAGCAGCATCATACACATTCGCAAAGAGCCTGTTGTGTACCGCTACCGTACTTGAAAACATTCCCGGAGTAGTAACCCTAGTCCATGAGGCTCGTTTTTCAGCGCGGTTAGAAGAAAACAAAGCGCCCTCTCCGCTTTCAAGGACAAGGAAGGCATAGGAGTCAGCTAAGTCGAAACCAGAATGCACAACAGTCATAAACCTAGGATGCTGTATTAGGTGTCCAGACAGCGTTGATACCGCAGAGGCCGTGTAGGCGTCCTCAGACTCGGTGTAGAGATATTCCCTAACAGTGTGGCCGTCATGCTGAACAAAGATTGTAGCGCCGTCTATGGAGGCCGGAAGGATAAACTCAGTTCCGTATGGTGTCTGCTTTCTGATCTGTGCATTCGTAGGCGTAATGGCTTGGTTCAAGTAAGTCGGAATATAAAGCTCACCAGAACCAGTAAACACTTGAAGGTCACGGTTGGAGATCATGTATCTAATTTCGTTTACTTGTCCAGTCGCAGCGGTAAGGTCAAAAGAGTCGGTGTCTCCTGCATCGCCTACGTCAAAGTTAAAGTATTTACCAATCTGACTCATCCAGATTGTATCTGGCTGCGCTAAGGTTCCGCCAAACACCAGTCTGTTCTCATGGAAGCAAACAGCCGCAGGGTATCCGCGTACAGCAGAGAAAGCCTGTTCATACCAATCAGTCGTAGGCGCATGTGTTTCTATTTTTACATAACCGCCACCATCTTCAGCTGCGTTTGCAGTGCCGCCAGCCGTAAAGGTATAAGTATTCTCATCAATTATATTGCCAACAGTTCGTGTCCCGTTGAGGTTGCCAGTGTTAATCCCACCTACAGCAGCAGCATCTTCAATAACAATAGTCTCACCACCAGCAAAACCATGAGCAATATGCGTGACCTCTACCGAGCTAGACCCCTCGATGGTTCTAAGTGGATTAAGAACAGCAAGCCGTATCTTTAACGTATCGACAACATCACCGACAGCTACAGTCGCAGAGGTTACAGAGGTAATGGTTATCTCAGATTCGTGATAGCGAATAGTTGTACCAACGTGAGCAGCAACCCAATAGTTAACGCTTGTTGTTAATGTAATTCCCGTTCCCGTTGCGGCCGAGGGGTCTAATGTGACGCCTTGCGCTTGGAAATTATAGTATGGTTGGTATATTTTGCTGTTATCAGCGCGAGTATCAAAAGAAAATGTACTAACTTCAAAGGTCGTCAAGCTAGTTCTTGTAACTAAACGCGGTGAGAACAATGGGTGGCACACCCACATAACGTCACCATACTGAGCAAACGTGTATTCATTTGCGTAGTCTTCATCAAAAGGTAAAGCAGCAGAGTTTACGTCAGATGTAACTGTAGCCACTAAACTTACTGATCCATCTGCAAGTAAACGAAACGCGCGCAGCTTTTGATTCTCAATTGAAATAACGTACTCTTCATTGTCATCAAAGATAAATGAGGTAAGAACAGATTTGTATGGAGTGTTGGCGTCATACGTTAAGGCATAGTCGTGTATATGCTTTAGGCCATGACGCTTTCTCAAGCTGCCTTCTGGCAATACTAAAAAATTCTCAACCCGCTGTGCAGAGGAGTTAAGAATTGGTGTGTCATTGCGGCTAATAAGTGAATCGCTGACTTCGCCAAACTGAAAGCTACTTATTGGAACTCTAACTTTCTGCATTAACTTCGCCTTTCAGCAATAAACCTCGATGTGTTGAGCTTGCGCGTTGTCTGCGTTTGAGAGTGCAGGCGTCTGGCTTGTGTCATTTGATAGTTAGCCTTCTGCTCCATCAAGCTAGCAAGCTGAGAGTCACGAGCAGCAGAGACAGCAAGAACAGCAGCCATCATATACTCAACGGCAGTCGTAAAGTATGGGGGCCAGTCAGATTCACTAGCGCGGAACACATAATCGGCAACAAGCGTTTCAGTATCAGAAGAATCGCAGAATACTTTTGAGCCATATGTGTCATACTTAATTGGAAAGTCATTTACCGTAACGGCAATCAACATAATAGACTCAGACGGAATTTGGTAAGCTGAACTCCAACGCCCACTAGGGGCAGTGGCTAACCGACTAAGCACAGCTTGATCTGTAGCAAAGCGCCAACGTGAGTTAGTCAAAGCTGATCGAGCCATGTCTTCGTACATTGCGTCACAAATTGTTGCTTCCGCAGTGCCATCATCAAAAGACTGAATCACATCACCGCCGATAAGCAATGATGCGCGAGAGCAGATCTTGATGGGTGTGTTTGCTACATCTGGCATTTGAAGTCGGGGGGCCGAAACCCCCCGCCCTACTTAGTTGTTGTCGAGAACTTCGTAGATACCATCGGCGTCGATTACGACAGCGCCCATGGACATCATAGAAGTTGCAAGATGCGAAACTTTTTGCGGTACATAGTTTACCTCAGTAGTCACATCGGCGTTGATGCCGAGGCCAACTGAAGAGGTATGGTACGCAAAGTTTTTGCCGCCAGCTACAGCAGACGTTGAGAAGATCTTGAAGCCCAAGAACTCTTTCATTGTCATGCCGCCTGCGAATGGCAGGTTTTGTGGTCCTACATAGTCGGACGATGCAAACTCGTTGATAGAGAACAAGTCAGCAAAACCAGCAGGAGACATAGCAAGATAGCGTTGGCCATCTTCCGGAATGTCGGCTGCGCCGAATGTAGAGAACAATGTTAGCAAGTCATCTTTGACCAGTGCGCCAGCAGTGTCAGCAATCTGAGTTGCGTTTGCACCAGCGTCCATAGCTGTAATGAGGATTTCATCA